GCCGAGGGGGCCGAACTGCTGACCCCGGCCGCGCTCTTACAGGGCGCTTCGCAGGGGCTTTCGAACCCCTCGTCGGCCTCGGATGGTGCGGGAAGGCCTCTTACAGGCCCAGATGCGCTCTTAAACGCTCTTAAAGCGGGATCGGACCGGAAGGCGGCGGCTGCAGTCGCACCAGGCGGCCGCGATCCGGGCGACGCGGTCGATCGTCTGGCCGATACGCTGGAGGACGACTGGGTCGAGATCGTCGACCAGGCGCTGATCCCGATCGAGGATCTGCTGGCCGGTTGCGCCTCGCTGGAGGAAGCCCGCGACCGCCTGGCGACGGCGATCGACGCCATGCCCACCGATCAGATGCGCCAGCTGCTGGCGCAATCGGCCTTCGCCGCGCGCCTGGCCGGCGCCAGCGGCCTTGAACTGGGCGACACCTCGCCCGTCAACACCAACTGAAGGAAGACGACGTGGTTAAGGCTTATGTGATGCTGGTCGGCCTGGGCGCTGAAGATCCCAACGGCAACCCGATCCCGGTGAAGCGCGGACGGGTGATCTTCGATGCCGAGATCAATGTGACCGGGGTTAGCGCCAAGCTCACCACGACCAACGCACTCTATAAGGCGCCCAACGACATCACGGCGGGTAGCCCCTACGCCCGGTACATGTGGATCGTGAAGGCGGTCGACGGCGCGTTTAAGGCCGTGGCCGAGGAAGATCCGAACGCGAGCACCGGCCAGGGCTTTAGGCTGATGACTGGCGACGTCGAGGAGTTCGTGGCCGAAGAAGCCGGCGAGACCCTGGCGCTGGTGACGATCTGATGCGTCGCCTTCAAATCCGCCGCCTAGGCCTTTCCGCCCGTAACAAGGGTGGTGGGGCCTCCGCCTATGCGCCGTTCGCCGCCCCAACTGGATATCGCTGGGACTACGTCACGACGTTCCTGGGTGAGCGCGTGACCACCTTTCCTGGACAACCTGTCGTCACTCTAGTGAGAGCTGCCTGATGACCCGTCAGAACTTCATCGGAGCCCTTTCACCGACCCGCCTTTCGGTGATTAGCGGAGCCCGTCAAAACCTGGGCTGGGGGGCAATCACGATTGCAACGGCCACGAACTACGACAATGCGCGCGTGCGTCACGTCAACCTAACCGGCAAGGAAGTGAAGTCGATCGTCCTGGCCTATGCCAACTATGGCCCGTCAAGCTCCAAGGAGCGGGCCAACGGTAACGCCATCAACATCAAGGCGTCGGTTGAGTTCGAAGGGACAGCCGCCGACCAGACCAAGCCTCGCGTGCCGGTCTCGTTCGACGGCCTACTGAACCCGACAATCGACCCTTGGGGGGTCGTCTACTCCAAGCCGGTCCATGGTCGCCTGCCTGCTGGCGCGCAGTTCTACGAACGCATCCGCGTCGGCGTACCCGCCAACGGCAACATCTACCAGTGCAACACCATCTTGCAGGGCGGGACCGCCGGTTTCGGTAAGGATACCGGCGAGGGAGCGAACACAAACACCATCAGCGATCGGATCACCGACTTCGGTAGCGCGATGACCGATGCGGCTTCGCGTTGCTACTCGGCTTCCGTAGTGCTTGGCGAGCTCGCTGACGGCACGGTCGCCACATCGGTGGCGCTGTTGGGCGATAGCATCATGGCTGGCAATGATGACGCCGGCTACGGCAACATCCTTGGCGGCTGGGGTCTGCGCCTGTTCGATGCCTATCCGCACATTTACCTGCCGTTCGCAGGTGAGAAACTTCAAGACGTCGCGGTGCTGAGTAACAACTACAGCCGCTTCGAGCTGTCGTCGTTCACCACGCACGTTCTGGCTGCGTACGGTCGCAATGATCTCGGCGCAGGGCGCACGGCTGCCCAAATGAAGGCGGACCTACTTGCCTACGCCAAGCCCTACATGGCGCGCGGGCAAACATTCATTTTCTCGACTATTCTGCCGTGCCCCAGTTCAACGGACGGCTGGTTTACGGTGACGAACCAGACCAAGGAGCCGACAGAGGCAGTCCGTGTGGCCTTTAACCAATGGCTTCGTGATCCGAGTGCTTCGGGCTTCGTCGCGCAAGCCAATGCCCAGGTCGCCGATGTTCCGAGCGCAGGCGTCGCGCGTTACGCTGACCCGTGCGCGCCGATCGAGTGCGATATCAATGGCGTGCTGACCCAAGATGGCGGCTACTTCCTGGGCGCTCAGTCGGGCATCCTGACCAGCGGTACGGCGACCTCGGGCGCTAACCAGGCCCTCAACGACACGTCCAAGGCCTGGACCGTCAACCAGTTCGTCGGCAAGAGCGTCTACATCGCCAGCGGCACGGGCGCGGGGCAGAGCCGCTGCATCGGCTTCAACACGGCGACCCAGTTGGGCATTGCCCAGAACTGGGTCACTAACCCCGACGCCACGTCCGTCTATCAGGTGTTTGAGGCCCTGGGTCAGATGGGCAGCGCTCACCCGCACACAAAAGGTCATGTGATGATCGCGGCGGGGATGAACGCTGCGAGTTTGCTGGCCTAGGCACCCGCGCGGGGGTGCCACATCGTCTTCTCTACGCTTGGAATATCGTCCGCGTGGCTCATGTCGTATCGGGTCAAGATAGCGAGATGTTCGGCAGTCGGATTGGAAAGCTCTGAGATAAGTGCGGACGCCTTCCGATCCTTGTCCTCTTCCGCGATTTTCTGAACGACAGGAATGAGCATCTGCAGGTTCTCTAGAACCCAACCGAGGTAGTTCGCCCGTACATTTGGAGTCTTCAGCTCGAACCGGCCATCAGGTTCGAATGCAATTACCAAACGTTCCTGAACCCATTGGCGTTCTCCAGGCGCTGCGCCATGTCCATAATGAGCCAGAGCGCCGTCGCGCAGACCGCATACTGCACGATGCCGCGTCCACAAGTCTTCGGTGAGTTTGGGGCGTAGCTGGAGGGTGCGGCGCACGTCACTACTGGTGTGTGTCGCCCTAACGTAGTGCATGACGGCGTTGAGGTTGAGGCTCTGCGCGATCTGGGCCTCGTCCTGGTCCTGAAGGTGGGTCCCTTGGGCCTGATGTTGTCGATCGATCTCAATGACCTTTGTCAGCAATTGCCCTGCCACCTCCAAGTCGCGGCATATGCTGTTGATATCGACTAGGCCATCGATCATGCCGGCAAGTCTCCGGCCATCCTTTGAACGTCGTAGATCGCGGCCAGCAGCCGACAGGTCGAAAATGGTCGTCATGGGCGTGTCTCCTCGCGCTATGGTGACATAGCCTAAGGCGCTCTCGCCACCCCACCACCCTTCCTTCATAGGTGGGGGCCTTCGCGCCCCGCTGATGGCATGAGTTTTGAGTCCAAAAGTTGCTTGGCGGCCTCCGTTCCACAAACGGAGTGCCAAAAATGCACACTTTCCAAGATGCGGCCGCCTCCTACGTCCAACACGGCGGGGAGGCGCGCTATCTCCCCGCCCTGGTGGCGCGGTTCGGCGACCAGGCCGTCGAGACCATCACGCCGATCGCCGTGCGTAACGCAGCCCTGGAGCTGCTGCCCAACGCCGCGCCTTCCACCCGTAACCGCCAGGTGATCACCCCGGCCCGGGCGGTGCTCTACCACGCCCACGAGCTGGGCTGGCGCATGCCCGCCCGGATCAAGCTCTTTCCCGCGCCCAAGACTCGCAAGACCGTTCCGGCCGGGCGCCGCTGGCTGGAGACCTTCGTCGACCAATGCGATGAGGATGGCCTGGCGCACCTGGCGGGCTTGGCCTTGTTCATGAACTTGACGGCCGCGCGGGTCTCAGAGGCCATCGCCCTCACCGGCGAGCATGTGGATCTGCGCCAGCGCACGGCGATGCTGATCAAGACCAAGACCGACATCATGAGCCTGCGCCACATGCCCGACCATCTGGTCGAGCGGATTCGGGATCTTGGTCCGCGTCCAGGCAAGCGGGTGTTTCGCTACACCAGCCGGTTTTCGGTCAACGAACGGATCAAGGCGGTCTGCGAACGGGCGGGCCTGGTCTACAAGTCCTCCCACACGATCGGTCGCCACGCCTTTGCGACCAACGCCCTCAACGCCGGGGTCAGTGTTCGCGTGGCCATGGACGCCGGCGGCTGGAAATCGTCGAGCATCTTCCTGGAGACCTACGCCCATAGCCTCAATGCAGGCCGGGCGGTCGCCGATCGCTTCAACCTGATCCACCAGCAAGATCAGTGTTGACGGGCGGCGTTTTGCTCTGATCAGCGAATAGTGTGAGTCTAGGCGTTGACCGATCCACAACTGGCCAGCGCCTAGATCATGCCCGACGTCGATCTGACCCCGATCCCTCCCAAGGACGCCCTGCGGTTCTTCCGCGCCAAGGGCCTGCTGGCCTCGTTCGCCTGGCAGGACGTCTGGCAGGAAGAAAACGCCCGGGCCTTCACGGTCGCCAAGGCGATGACCCTGGACATCCTGGCCGACATCTTCGCCGCCCTGGACGAGGCCCTGGCCAATGGCCGCACGATCGACCAGTTCCGCGCGGATCTGCGGCCCAAGCTGGAGGCCAAGGGCTGGTGGGGCCGCAAGCTGATGGAAGATCCGCTGACCGGCGAGACCAAGCCGGTGCAGCTGGGATCGAACCGCAGGCTGGCCACGATCTTCGACGTCAACCTGCGCTCGGCCCATGCGGCCGGGAAGTGGGAGCGCATCCAGGCGACCAAGACCGCCTTTCCGTTCCTGCGCTACGTCGCCGTGGGCGGAAAGATGGGCGATGGCCGTACTCGAGCGCAGCACCGCGCCTGGCACGACACCATCCTGC